GGCCCACCAAAACCCATGAAGAACGCAAAAGCACGTTGCTCCATCCCCGGTCTGCCGTAGGCATTGATGATGTCTTTCCAAACATGGAAGTCACCTTTGGGCTTAAACGCGGGTATGGTAGGTAGTGTTACAACAGTTGGGGGGCTGTAGAGCACTTGACCATCGGCACGAATCTCCCTGTCCCCGACAATAAATGCGCTGTCATCTTCTAACCAACCAAACTGTTTACGGGCGATTTCTGATTTGCCCATTGCTTGTAGTTCCTCTACCCACCTTGTTACGTATGACATAAGTAGTTCCTGTCTTTTCCCCAGTATGGCTATACCCTGCTGTGCGACTGCATTAATAAACTTTTCTTTGGATAGCGCAGAAGTAAGCGGCACTATAAATTCACGTACACCATCTTTGGGCAAGTGCAACCGGAGCAGGAGCGTTTCCCCATCATCAGGGTCGTGGATGCGTTTCACCACATACACATCGTATGGGTAAATTAATTCGTCTTTATCATCTTCTTTGTTGGGATCAGCACGGCGGTACACCCCACCTACCTTGCCTCTGAAGTATGGAAACGGATACGTTGGGATGTTATACGTTACGGCCTCTTTAGTAACTTCTTCCACCTGTGTAACTATATTATCCTCTTCGGCGGCTTCGACAATCTCTCTTCCAATTTGAATTGGGGAGGTTATTTTGAGGGTACACCCTTCGCACGCTGATGGATTAAGTGTTTTGAAGGTTGCACAGGTGTACGGCCCCTTAGTCTCATTAGCCTTTTTAATAGTCCGATTTGCTGAGTATTCGGGGTGTTGTTCTGAGATTTTGTGGATACCCACGCTTCCATCTACGCAAGCGTTTGCAACAGATAAAGCGGCTCTCCATAGAGGTTCTTCGAGTGTGTCTTGGTTCCTAAATGCGTTGGCAATCTGCTCACAGCCTTCCCCATTGACTGATTTGATAAGGATTGTTTTGAATTTGGATTGGTAGTTACCCATCAGTGCCAAGGTCATCGGATCCATTTGCCGTGTAAACGGCTTCTTACCCGGAATGTCGAGGGGATCTACTACAGGTAACTTCTCAGAGAACGCACTAAGACTAACCCGCTTGCCTGCTTTTAATACTTTAGTTGGCAGGGGGTTGTCCGGGTCTTTGAAGTTTAGCGTCTCCGGTATGCGCAGGATGCGTGCTACGTCTGCCGTAACTGCGGGGTCGGCTTCAAACTTGTGCTCTTGGCACAGTGCCTTAAACCGCTCGGCTATGGGCTTCCATTCTTCCCGTGATATGGGTTGTTCTAACACCCAGTATGCGTGCAGGCCGCGCCCTGAATTAACAATTACAGTTGGTTTAGTAAAGTTGGTATTTGCCAAAAACTTTAGTAGTGCATCAATACCTTCTGTCTGATCGGCGTAGGCTTTGTTCGCTCCGCAGTCTATGTCTACAAAAAACGAGTTAAGTTCTTTTGCATTGGCGACTGTGCGCCCTTCGTCTGATTGGAAATTTGCTAAAGCAAAGTAAGCATCATAGCCTTTGTGTACCATCGCATCCGCGTAGTCGCTTACTTCGTCAATAGATTCTACAAAGACCTGCTTTGGTTTCTTGTCTGTACCTAAACCCACTACACAGTATTGTCCTGTCGGGGGTAAGACGAGAGATAGAAATTCTGTTTTTGAGACCATAGCCGCCATCAATCAATGCGCCGTCGTTAAAATAAGGTAGGCAGGGATAGGACGGCGGACTACCCTTTTCGGGTGCCCCCTAGCCTCCTTAAACCGTTTACGTATTCAATTTCGTAAGCAACTTCTCAACTATTTCTTTGTGCTTATTGACTACGTTTGTTTTACCTTTAAACCAATGGTAAACCGTCATACGTGTAACTTTTAAAAAATCAGCCACATCTACAACCGGAATGTCGTTCTTAATGCAGATCTGCCCAAGTTGTACTCCTAACTTAGTTTGATCTGCTTCATTCACGGCTTTGATGAACTTAGTGGTGTATCCACGTGACATAACAACCTCCCGTTAGTCGTCCCACTCTTCAAGAATCTTGTTGAGATCCTTCTTCGGTGCAGGGGCTTCTTCCTTCTTGCTTGCACGTTTGGTAGGCTCTTCTACGGCTTCGGGTGCCACTTGTGGTTTTTCCTCTTTTGCTGTTACTTGAGCGGGAACTTCTGAGTCTACACCATCAACCTGAGCAACCGTCATGGTAATCGCCTTAATTGCATCTCCGGTTTTACCCTTACCCAAAGCGGTATTGAACTCATTAGTCTCCAAAAACCGTACCGGTTTGAAAGTCAATTTCGGAGTAGCACTATTAGTGTCAAAGCGCATCTCGGTTACAACTGACGTGATGGGTACGCCTTTACTTCCAATCATCTTGGCATACGTCTGTAAAGGCCACTTGCCCGGCTCACCTTCGCCAAAGATTGACTGGCTTGGTAGGGTAAGTTGGTAAACGTCCCCATTAATGTCGTTCTCCAAAACAACTGCTAAACGCTGAGAGAAACGGCACGCACGGCTATCACCCTGTCCGGAACCTTTGATGTTCTGTGGGCAGTCTTTACAGGTTTTGGCCTGTGGTGCTTTTGCTTTTGCATCCGGCACTTCACCGTCAGCAGACCAACAGTCAGGTGCAGAGGCTACACCCTTCTTGTATACACCTGCATAGAATGTACGAGATACCTTTGGTGCGGCGGCAACGATAACAACATTCATCACACGCTCTTCATTGCGTGCAATCTCTTTACCGTTAACCATCATGCGCCATACACCGCCCTCGATGGAGATACGCTTGGTACCACCCCCGCCACCCATAAGGGCTTTGGTCGTCTCATCTATCTCGACTTCGCGCAGGTGCGCAGGTAGGTTTTGATTCAATAATGCTAAGTCACTCATTTGGTAAATCTCCTTTTAAAAATTTATAAACAACATTAGACGCACTTATTAAATCTCGTAGGTCAGAATTACTTCTTTTGTAAAAATCTACAACTATGCGCATTGCTTCTAGCCGTAAACTAATCTCTTGATCTTCGCTCATGTTTTTCTCCTGATAGAGATTGTGTATTTGCTGTCCACATTTAGCCCCGGTGGAAGCAAATCGGGGTTTTCTTCAAGGAACGTAGCCATATTGGTTTGCGCAATGCGTTTCTCCAGTAACTCCGGCATTTGGTGTTCCAATAGAAATTTGTGAAACGAATGCCAATCGTTTGTCCAAAACCTTTTTGAGACGCGGCGACTTACCGTACCAAACTCAGTCTTGAACCCATCAGCACCCATTGTTTTGCAAACGTCGAGAAGTTTCTCGCTAATCATATCTTGCGATTCTTCTAACTCTTTATCTTGCGCTTCGTACTCATCCGTGAGTTGCTTACGTCTGTCGCGGATCTTGATGTACGCCTTGACTAACTTATCGGCAGACACGTTGTCCATCTTCACTCTCCATATAGTTATGTTTGATAATACTAATCACAATCTTTTACTCTGTCAAGCCTCTTCTAAAATATTTTTATAAAGATCTACTACCCTAGTATGAATATCGACTTTTGCTTCGAGCATTGCATACATTCTTTTCTCAACGTGAGATCCCTGAAGATGTACTACGGTGCAAGGGTTACGCTGACCGGCCCGATGAACACGTGCGTTCGCCTGTAAATAAGTTTCTACAGACATAACGGGCGACCAATACACCACCACGTTTGCGGCGTGCAAAGTAACTCCATGAGATGCCGCCTGCGGCTGAATTACAAGCACTTTGGGGTTGGGTTCTGTTTGGAATTTATTAAAGATTTCTGTGCGTCTGTTGACTGATACAGCACCGTTGATAATTTCTGAGGTGTACCCGTCTCTGATAAGTTCTTCGTGGACGATCTGAATAGCATGGCGGTACGGCACGAATACAATCACCTTGTGTGACGCTTCATCTATAACTTCTTTTAGGGCGGCTAGTCGGTTGGATGCATCAAAGGCTATGACTTCTCCACTATCCGAGTAGACCGCGCCTCCTGAAAGTTGTAGTAATTTATTAAGG